GCCATCGCTACCCGGACCCCCCGGCATCACTGTCGTGACACCGGTTTCTCCGGACGACGTGTCGCTTAAGACGCGTTATTCTATTTAGTTCCGATCCGAAATGTGTTCAACACATAAGGAAAGGAGTTAGGTGGACGTCCCTGAAACCAAAAGCAGTTACCTTCTGGAGTGTGGTTGGGATATTTAGGTGAGCTCGGAAATACCGAGCCTCGCCCCCAATCTCTAATCAAGTTTTAACACTCGAGAAGAGAATCGGGCCGGCGCAGAATTCCTTCTGCGACGGTACGAGGCCAGACCCTTACGGTCCACGAACTTGGCCACACCTCGCCAACGCTTCACCGATCGAGGAAGGAGAACAGCAAGCACAGATGAATCAGTCACGGGTGTGTCTGACTCATCGCGCCGCTGTAAACCAACCTCTTTCGGCACAAGCGCAAGCTTGGATAGGGCAAGTTCGATCAGTTGAAGGACTTGTTTAAGGTCCCTCTCCCGAGTCCACACTTTCATGGCTTTCTGCAGTAGGCTGCCAGCCTCGTCTATGGCACCTCTATACCTTCTCATAAAGAGAGGAGATAAAAGTGACTTAAACCAGGACTGGTACTCCGGTGTAGGAATTCCACTTAGGAAATCGAACTTAAAGTATCGCTTTGCCGGTATCTCCTTACCACCCTTGCTCTTACGAGCAGGACTGATAAAGAGCCCGGTCAAAACGGTTTTAAGCCGACCCAAAGCGGGTCCCAACACCGTGTCTACCGCCTCCGCCCAGATGACCCTGAAGAGTTTCTCTTCATTGTCATACTTCACTTTCCCTTTAGCACCTCCTGTCATGGTGACAGCAAGGTACCAATCGAGAAGCGAAGCAGCACCGAAGGGTGCTCCGGGACGAAGGAGGAGCAGCAAGCTTGAGGAAAGAAGTTTCGGGAGCCGTGTCAGAAGGCGATTACTCGCCGCCGACGCGGACCGAAACCCAATCCCCAAGTATCTCGCAATCTGGTAAAGTGTCAAAGACACCCCCAGACGAGCTTGCACGGATGCCACGACCTCAGGTACGAAACCTGGGCCGAGCCACCCAACGGCGATACCAGCCAGGGATAGAGGGTTAACCTCCACCCCCTTATGGTAGAACCGTTTTGCAAACTCGAGGGACGTGTTGTCGCTGATTATCGATTTGTGAAAACCGATACCAACGCCAATCGTCCCCATGAGAGATACGTACGAGGCGGCAACATCGCGATCACAGATCACGACGTCATCACCAAGTACGGCGTACCACGGAAACCATGCTCGGTGTCCCACTTTCCAAGCGGAAAATTGGACCAAAGCATGGTGTGTCAAGGCAAGCATACCCCAAGAGGAGTATGCTCCCATTGGTTGACCTACAGCATAACGTACTGTGGAAGCTCCACGCCCGAAGGTCGTGGCGTACTCTTTTGGAGTACGATAATCCCTTTCCGTTAGCAAGGCCGCCCAACAGGAAGCATAACCCAAATGGGTGAATGCCGCCAAGACCAATATCTGAAGCCGAATAGGTAATCTATCCGTTGCCGCACTAAGGTCGTAAGACCAAAAGTGCGTCCGCCCAGCTTCCTTAGCACGCTCCAGCAGGGCCTTTACAGGCTTCTGCTGATTGAACGTACCATCCTGGGGAAGTTTCCCCAGGATCCTATCGAAGATGAAGCGGTGCAAGGGATAAAGAGCCCATTGGGTCCAGATATCCACCATGGCCACTATCCTCTTCTTTCCAGGTTCTTCAACCACAGAAAGTGCACCCACGTGGTACTGTGCAGATCCCCCAGCATAAGGTTCGGTAGGCTTCCATTCGGGAGTCTTTCCTGACTTACGCTGGGTCTCAAAACAAAGCTCACTCCATTTGAGAGAGGCCGTTATGACCTCTTCAAACCAAGGGAGCCAAGTTAGAGACGGACCTCCTGTTTGTTCACGGAAGTGTTCAAGCAGGCTGAACAGAGCTGGTCGCGAATGAATCGCGAGCATATCTATCCAGGCATTTCCCACAGCAAGTAACTTACTGTAAGTTGAGTTGGGTCCCGAAGTGAACATCCATTTCCATCTCGGAGAGAGGTCCACTAAGCGTATAGGGCCGGCAAGGTATCCTGGAGACGACTTTGGTTGTCCCCAGAATCCCGAGTCTTCCCTATCTCGTACACCTTTGTATGGAGATACATTAAACCGCTTGATCCAAGAGAGAAACTTCGTCGAAACGAAGGATTCAAACTCAGACATCAGCGATTCAGGTATAGCCACACCAGGTGCCGTAACGGTAGACAGTGACAACTTCCCCTTGAAATCCAATACCCGATAAAGGGAAAGGATCCCAAAGTAGAAGATTATCACTGGCCTATCGCCGCGAAGTAACCTCTTCCGATGGATAACGGGTATCCACCGAGGAACCCCCCGGTTAGTTGTGGCAACGGCTACACCAGCCTCACGAGGGTTAAGCAATCTTGAACCAGAGACTAATCTCTGGAGAAGCAATAAATTTGCTTTTAAGAAGAGAGCAAGACCACGCGAGCCTTGGCGACGCTTTAGCTCAACTACCAGCTTAGAGAAATGGAACACGGCCTTTACCCAACCACGGGTTTGTCCACCAACGATCATCGGAGTAGCTCGGATGAGCAATCCCGACAATCGTGAAAAGCTTTTTACAGCTTTTTGCCAAATAGCAGACGCCGTCTTCAGCTGTAAAGCTGATTTCGTTGTCATTGTGGTGTTATTATTATATAATACCGCAGTCCCTTTCGGGTGCTATCCTTCGGTTTCCTACCTCCCCCGTAAGGGAGGCAGGGCCGCAGGCAGGCGATGAAGCCCAGGTGGTAAACCTCTATGGTTGCCAAAGGCAACTTGCATCTTCTCTAGAGCCCCCCAAGATCCCGAAGGACCCTGGATTTTACGGGTTGCCCCAACTTTCGAGAAAGACACAGCTTCTTTGGTACCATATTACATCCTCAAAGACAAGTCTTTGAGTGAGGTAGTTGTTATCAAGAGGTTGTATTTCGACCTTAATTTGGGAGTTTCACCCGCAGTAATCCGGTTCAGGGATACAACATAGACGTCAGGGTGTTACCCTGAGTCTCCAAGCATGCTCTAGTCAGAGCTTCATGAAGGAGAGACAACTCCTCTAGATGCATCATCTAGCCCTTTGGGGAAGAGACCCCAAGTTCGTCGCTTAATCACGCGTTAGCATGAGAAATTAACTCACTCGTGGCACCTCCTGGTAACAGGACTTTGTCACCGTACCCTCTTTCGAGG